CCCCATTATTTTTCGCCCCCCCACCACTATCTGCCCAGGATAGGAGAGGGCCCCCCCCTATCACTATCTGCCCAGAATAGGAGAGGCCTCCCCCCACCACTATCTGCCCAGAATAGGAGAGGCCCCCCCTGCCACTATCTGCCCAGGATAGGAGAGGCCCCCCCCTACCGCTATCTGCCCGCATTGGGATCCACTGGCTCGCAACCCGGTCGGGGCGGGGTATAGTCGGGCGTACAGACCAACCAACACGAGGAGCACAAGATGGTAGCAGACAGCAAGGAGAGGGTGAAGCTCTCGATGGAGCGAGGCCCAGTGAGTGAGCTGCAGCTGACGGACGACGACCTGGCCGGCCTCTCGGCCTCCAGGACCATGACGACCCACAAGAAGGCAGCCTTCCTGCGCGCCTTCGCTCGCAGGGGTATCATCCTGGATGGCGTGACGGCTGCGGGAGTGTCCAGGCACACTGTCAACTACTGGCGCGAGGAGGACGAGTGGTTCGAGGACCTGTACCACGCGGCCCTGGAGGAGGCGGGCGATCGCGTCGAGGCTGAGGCGATGCGTCGTGCCATGGACGGCGTGGACGTGCCTGTGATCTTCCACGGCATGCCTACCATGGTTGAGGACGCCCTGACCGGCGAGAAGCGCATGCTGACCACCAAGCAGTATAGCGATCCCCTGCTCGCGCTCCTCCTCAAGGGCCGCAAGCCTGAGCAGTACCGCGAGAACATCAAGCAGACCCACTCCTTTGAGGGCCAGACTGGCGTGCTCATCGTGCCGGGTCCCGTCGATGCGGCCTCCTGGGCCAAGGCAGCAGCGGAGCAGCAGGCCCAGTTTGCCGGTTCCCAGGGGGAGGTCAAGCCGGCATGATGACCCCATACCAACCCCAAGAAGGAGCAATGATGAATCTCTGCACGTACGCTGGCACTGTCTGCACGATCGGCTGCAGGGGGCACTGCCAGAAGGCGGCTGCCATGGCCCTGGAAGACCGCCATATCGGCCTGCCCTCCGCTGTAGTAGCCCCCTACGGCAATATGCAGCACCTGGCTGACGCCCACAACCCTCAGGGCATCAAGGACCTGCAGGCACGCCTGGCAGCTGCGGAGCCGGCCAGGGTCAAGAGCTGGCAGGCACGCGCTGCCGAGGCAGGCTGGGAGAGCGTGGTGGGCCAGACCTTCACCAAGGCGCACGAGTCGACCTTCAAGGGCGAGGAGATCGTCGACCTCCGCCTCGCGCTGGCCAAGGCCGAGCGCAGGGCACAGCACTGGGATCGCCTGCTCAACCTGGTGGAGGCGCGCACACCTCCCGGTGGCGGACTCCTCACGCTCGGCATCTACGGCCGGCCTGGAGCCTACTGGGCCTTGCGCATCGACGGGCATGTGCTCTTCGCCGGCTCCGGGCGGGACGTTCCGCTGGAGGATGCCGTCGAGGCTGCCCACAACAAGGTCTTCGGCGGGCTGGAGAGCGGGGAGGATGACTGATGGGGCCGGTCACGTCCGAGACTGAGGGCATCATCCTCGTCGACGAGGCGGGCCGGTTCGTGACGGCCAACTACGTCTCGGGATACCTCGGCATGCGCATCGAGCTGGGCCGCACCGACGACATGACCAAGGCCGCGGTGAACCCGAGCTACCAGGTACTGCGCGAGATCACCTTCGGCGTCACACGCCTGCCTGTGCGCGTCACGCGACGGGTCGAGCTGGTGACCCAGGAGCTGGACTTCAGCCTCCGGGCCCCGACTTCGACGGCATCCGGGCGCAGCTCGGGGCGGTAAACTAGCTGTACGTCCACGCCTACGTTGAAGGCTGACCTGGCATGCCAGGGAGAATGGCTGGGTTGGTACCCCAGCGACTAACAACCTAGCGGGGCGGTCTTCGGATCGCCCCTCTTTACAACAACCGAAGATAGTGGAGTAGAAGCATGAACGAGACGGAATACGAGGGCCAGTGTTCGGCCGACCCGACTGACAGGGCAGGAGCAGAGGTGGAGGCCGCGAACGACGAGGCCCGTCGTCAGCACACAGCGCGCGTGGCCGCATCGGGCGACCTGCCCGCACCGCTGGAGACCGGCCTCTGCGTGGAGGCTGCCTGCGGCGAGCCGGTCGAGCCGGCACGTCTCGCCCTGGGGCTTGGACGCTGCCTCGCCTGCGCCGAGGAGCACGACCGCCTCCGCATGCGCCGCCTGCGGGGGTACTGACATGGCTACCCAGCGCTACATGACCTTCTACCGCTGCCGGATGTGCGGGATGAAGTTCGGACGCCCCAACACCACCAAGAACCCTCTCCCCATGGCTCAGCTGCTGCAGGGCCACCTCAAGATGGGCGAGACCGTCATCCACCAGTGTCCCAAGGGAGACGTCGGCATCGCCCGCATCGTCGGTATCCGTGGGACAGACCCAGTCGTAGAGGAGAACCCATAATGGCAACAGCCCTTTGGCTCACAGTGCATACCCACAAGCGCATCACCTTCTACCCCGCTCTCGCCCTGGCCGTGCTCGTGACCCTGGTTCGCGGGAAGCCATTCTTTCCAGGCTGGATCATGCGCCTGATGTACCGCCTTGAGTGGTGCATGACTGGGGACAAAACTGCTCGGTCCAGCAACGCCTTTGCCAGGTACCTGGACAAGCGGGCACTTCGCAGCCAGCTGCGCGCCCTCAACCGGGTTATCCAGTCGAGCCCCAGCTATGACGTCCGGACGTGGTGCCGTGGCGAGGCCGATCGCGTGCGGACGACCCTCTCTGGCTTCCGGACTTTCAGCTGAGTAGATGAGCTGGCTCATCCAGCTCCTGCGGGACCGGTCCACGCCGGTCCTGGTAGAGCCCTCCCTCGGAGAGTGCTGGGTCTGGGTTGCACGCCTCAACCGCAATGGATACGGCAGGCTCAGCGTGGAGGGTGACGAGCGGATGGCCCACAGGCTGTCCTACGAGGCCCACGTCGGCCCGATACCGCCCGGCCTAGTGCTTGACCACCTCTGCGAGGTCAGGTGCTGCATCAACCCCTCCCACCTAGAACCGGTCACCGTCCAGGTGAACACCCTCCGGGGCAAAGCCCAACTCTTCGGCCGCGACAAGTAGTGGCATCCCAGCCAGGGGCAAACAAGGGCATACCCCGTAGCCCTGACACGGGATGATGTCATCTCATTCAGAACAACAACCACACGAAGGAGTAGTACATGAGCACGAGCAAACAACGCCACCTGATGGGCCTGCTGCAGGACATGATGACCACTGCCCAGGTCGTCTTCAGCGGGACGGAACGCCAGTACACCTACAAGGTGCCAAAGGCGTGGAACCTGCAGGCCGGGCAGAGCGTGGTGGTGGACAGCCCGCACAACGGCCTGACCACTGCGGTGGTGGTGTCCGTCGACAAGACCCCGCGCCTGGACGAGAACGCCTCGTTCGTCTACAAGTGGGCGGTGCAGAAGGTCGACCGCAGCTGGTACGACGAGCAGCTGGCCCGCGAGCAGCTCTTCCTCGAGCAGCTGGACGAGGTCGAGCGCCAGCACAAGCGCCAGGAGACCCTGCGCAAGGCCAACGAGGTCCTGGGCGGTGACTTCTCCGAAGCCAGCCTCGCCTTCAAGGCGGCCGTGGCAGGACTGACTGGCGCCCAGCCAGTAGCTCAGGCCTAAGTAGTCCCGCACTCGTAGTTTAAATGGTAGAACGGCGGTGTTTTATGGTGTGTCGCCGTCGTGTGGGTTCGACTCCCTCCGAGTGCACCCAACCCCGATGGGCTCCGAGTGGGCCCATCTTTATACCCCTCACATAAGGAATTCCCATGCGCAAGGACGTAATCATCTGCGATCTGGACGGCACCCTGGCCGACCTCACCCACCGACGCCCGCTCGTTGAGAGGCCCCACATGGTGCACGACGACGGCAGCACCTCGGTGGACATCGACTGGCGGCCAAACTGGGATGGCTTCCACAAGGCCTGCGTGGACGACACGCCCCTGCGGACGAACATCCAAGTTGTGGTCACCCTGGCGGAGACCCTCGGCTGTGAGCTGTGGATCGTCAGCGGGCGCAGCCAGTCCGTCGAGGCCGAGACCCGCGAGTGGATCCACAAGTACGTTGGCCCGATCAATGGCCTCCTCATGCGCACGGTGGGTGACTACACCCCCGATGACCGCCTCAAGCGCCAGTGGATCCTGGATGGGCACATGATGCCCTCCAAGGATCGCGTCCTGTGCGTGTTCGACGACCGCGATCGCGTGGTGAAGATGTGGCGCCAGCTGGGCCTCACCTGCTACCAGGTCGCACAGGGGAACTTCTGATATGGTCAAGGCACAACTCACCGGGCGGGTACGCCATCGCGTCCACGTAGTCCCCCACCTGTTTGGCGGCGACCAGATCCTGCTGGTCCTGCAGGTCGAGGTACACGAGAAGGGGTATGTGTGGGACATGCCATGCGGCCCCAGCATCGAGGCGCGTGACGTAGACCGCATGGTCTGGCGCGATGCGTGCCTGGAGGACCTGACCTCCGTGCGGGCTGCAGTGCCCGAGCTTGACGGGGCTCGCCCTGCTACGCCCAGCTCCTGCGCCTGCGGAGACTGCGTTGACTGCGCGGGGCTCTAGCATGACGCTCACCGGCCTCGCCCGCCTGGTGGCGGCCGCAATGGCGGGGCTTGTCCTGGGGGTCGTCACGACGCCCGACTGCCCACCCCCTCCGCCACCTGCTCCTGCGCCAGTCTGCAGGCAGCTACCGGCCGAGGAGGTATGCCCGGGCTGGCTCTTCGGCAGCAACCTGAAGGCCGCCAAGAAGCGGATCTGCCAGAAGCCCCGCTAAACCCCGTTTGCAGGCGTGCATCTCCAGGGGCGCACGCCATAATGACTTCACACCACACCTTTTGGAGTAGAAACATGAGCGTAACCGTTGCCCGCCGCTACGTGGCGGAAGAGATGACCGAGGTCGACCAGTCGGGCGCCCTCTTCGACTACCTGCGTGCTGTCCTCAAGATCAAGTCGGACAAGGCCCTCGCGGAGTGGCTCGAGATCGACCAGCCCCGCCTCAGCAACATCCGCAGCGGGCGCAGGCGTGTGGGGGCCAGCCTGATCCTGCACATCCACGAGAAGCTGGACCTGCCGGTCAGCCGGATCCGCGACCTGCTGGCGGGAGTAGTAGAATGAGGGATTTCGATAAGCCTGCGCTCGAGATCTCCAACGCGGAGGGCTGCCGTTTTAAGGGCCTCCGCTTTACGCACGGCAAGTTCGAGGGGCGTAGCATGCTGGAAGTGGCGGAGCGCATGCCCAAGTATATCACCTGGTGCTGGGAGAACACGGCCCGAGGCATGGGCATTCCCCCAGAGCTGTACGACCTCGTAAAGCGAAAACTCGCAGACGCAGAGCTGGAGAAACTGCGTCAGAAGACGCCAGTACACGCGGGAGCATGGTATCCACTGCCCCCTTCGCCAGCTGAACCGCCTCCTCCTGAAGCCGTGGTAGAAGAGCCCAGCTTCTTGGACAAGACATTGGAGGCGCCTTCCACGGGGCCCTGCTTTCTCGATGCCATCTTCTAAGCCCAAGAAGCGCTACCGTCGCTACGGGGCATTCCTCCGGCTGTACGGGCCAGTCCAGGCCCGGACGCATGCCGCCCTCGTCCTGAGCTATACCCCCGAGGAGGGCACGCCTGAAGCCTTCCGCGAGGAGCTGGTGCAGGAGCGGAAGATCGACGCCATTGGAAGGGGGCTTACGATCAAGCCTGCCCTGCGACTCACGTTCTCGCGGTCTTAGTCAGGCTGCACATAGGGTTACCTGGCTGGCTCCTGCGCGGTATCATCGGACTTCCATGAAGATCCGACCACGCAAGGGCCCAGACGTCCTACCGCCAAAGGTCTGGGCAGCCCAGCCAGGTTCCCAGGCACTCTTCCTGTCCAGCCCCATCTTCGAGACCCTGTACGAGGGCACACGCGGCCCCGGCAAGACGGACGCGCTGCTGGCCGACTTCTGCCAGCACGTTGGTCAGGGGTTTGGCGCGGCCTGGCGTGGCATCCTCTTCCGCGAGTCCTACCCCGAGCTTGCCGACGTCGTCGCCAAGTCGAAGGCCTGGTTCGAGCTGTGGTTCCCGGGCGCCAAGTTCAACGAGTCCGACTACGTGTGGACCTTCCCCCAGGGCGAGCAGCTCCTCCTCCGGCACATGGCCAAGGCCGACGACTATCGGAAGTACCACGGCCACGCATACCCCTGGATTGGCTGGGAAGAACTGACCAACTGGTCGACCGACGTCTGCTACAAGCTGATGATGTCCTGCTGCCGCGGAACCATGCCAGGCATGCCTCGCAAGGTCCGGGCGACGACGAACCCGTATGGCAAGGGCCACAACTGGGTGAAGAAGCGCTTCCAGCTCCCGCAGATGCGCGGCAAGGTCATCCGCACTCCAGGTCTTCCCGACGTGCCTGACTCCTCCGAGCCGGACCGCATTGCCCTCCACGGCAACATCCGCGAGAACCGCATCCTGCTCGACGCCGACCCGCACTACATCAGCAGGATTAGGGCTGCAGCGGCCAACCCGCAGCAGGTCGAGGCCTGGCTCAATGGATCCTGGGAGATCACGTCGGGCGGCATGTTCGACGACCTGTGGGACAGCCTGGTGCACAACGTCCCACGGTTCCAGGTGCCTCGCAACTGGCTCATCGACCGGTCCTTCGACTGGGGCGAGTCGAAGCCGTTCTCCGTCGGCTGGTGGGCAGAGAGCGATGGATCGGACCTCATCCTGCCGAGTGGGCGCGTCATCCGCACCGTGCCCGGTGACCTCTTCCGCATTGGCGAGTGGTACGGCTGCCAGAAAGGCGAGGAGAACAAGGGCCTTCGCATGCATGCCTCCGCCATTGCCGAGGGCATCAAGTTCCGTGAGATCGCCATGGGCCTCGCAGGCCGCGTGAAGCCGGGCCCGGCCGACTCGTCCATCTTCGACGAGGAGAATGGCATGTGTATCGCCAACGACATGAAGAAGGTCGGCGTCAAGTGGGAGCGCGCCGACAAGGGCCCCGGCTCGCGGAAGCAGGGCTGGCAGCAGATCCGCAAGCGCCTGGCCGGTGCAGCCAACCTGGACGAGGAGGGCAAGCCGCGCCTGGGTCGGCCGAGGGAGCAGCCCGGTCTGTTCGTGGTCGGCGAGATGTGCCCCGACTTCCTCCGCACAGTGCCAAGCCTGCCGAGATCCGACAAGGACCCGGACGACGTCAACACGGACGCCGAAGACCACGCAGGCGACGAGAGCCGCTACCGCGTCCGCTTCAAGCGCAAGGTGTATCGCCAGGGCAGCTTCTAAACAATGGCATGCAGGTTAGTGGGGCCAGTGCATGATCGGCACCTCACTAACCCTGCAAGGAGAAGCAGCATGGAGAACCTCAAGAAGCTCGCCCTGGCCACCGTCATGGGCGTAGGGATCATTACCACCCTCGGCATATTCGCCATGCTGGTCAAGGCGATCATTCTCGCGCTGGAGGCATAGCCCGTCTCGGGGTCGTTGGCTTACGCTGCTGGCTCTGCGGTGCAGTATCCGAGTGATCTGAACACCATCGCACCCAGGAGCGCACCTTGACGACCAAAAAGCAGGCCGACGTATCCACGCCCTCATCCGCCCACGAGCGGATGTCCTCGGACTGGAACCTCATAGACACCCTCCTCGGTGGCACGCCTGCCATGCGCGCTGCCGGGAAGGAGTACCTCCCCCAACACGACGCGGAGAGCAACAAGAACTACGCGAACCGCCTCGCACGAGCCACCCTGCTCAACGTGCTCGAGGACACCCTCGACACCCTCACGGGCAAGCCCTTCACCGAGGACATCGTCATCGGCGATGACATGCCGCCTGCGATCGCAGAGCTACTTGACGACATTGACATGCAGGGCACTGCACTCCAGCCCTTCTGCCGTGCCTGGTTCCGCGAGGGCTGGGCCAAGGCCTTCTCCCACGTACTGATCGACCACCCCGTGCGGCAGGAGGTCTTCGACAGCGAGGGCAAGCCGCGCGCCCGCACCCTGGAAGATGACCGCCGTGACGGCCATCGCCCCTACTGGATCCGGATCCGCCCCGAGAACATCATCGCTGCCTACGATACCGTCGTGAACGGCCGTCGTCGCCTGTACCACGTGCGCATCCTGGAGACCACGACGGAGCTTGTGGGCTTCGAGGAGGTCTCGGTCCAGCGCATTCGCGTCCTGGAGCCAGGCACGTGGACGCTGTGGCGGAAAGAGAAGGACACCTGGCGCGTCGAGAGCGCAGGCAGCACAGGCCTGGACCAGATCCCCCTGGTGACCTTCTTCGCAGGCAAACGCATCGGCCCGATGGAAGCCAAACCGCCCCTGGCCGACCTGGCGCACCTGAACATCGCTCACTGGCAGTCCAGCGCAGACCAGCGCAACGTGCTCACCGTCGCGCGCTTCCCGATCCTGGCGGGTCGCGGTATCGACGAGGACAGCAAGGTGGACATTGGACCCAACAACTTCCTGACCTCTAGCGAGGGCGGCGAGTGGTACTACGTCGAGCACACCGGGGCAGCCATCGAGGCGGGCCGCAAGGACCTCGAGGCGCTCGAGCACCAGATGGCCTCCTACGGCTCCGAGTTCCTGCGTCGTCGCCCAGGTGGTGAGACGGCCACTGCTCGTGCGCTTGACTCCGCGGAGGCCATGTCATACCTCGACGCCACGAAGCTGACCTTCCAGGACTGCGTGGAGGAGGCGCTCATGATTACCGCCCAGTGGATGGGCCTCGAGACTGGCGGTTCCATCCAGCTGGGCGGCAGCCAGGACGATCTCGCAGGCGCAGAAGCTCCCGAGCTGGACGCCCTCCACAAGGCCCGCACTGCCAAGGACATCTCCCGCAAGGCGTACCTGGCGGAGCTGAAGCGTCGCAGTGTGCTGGCAGATGACTTCGATGCCGAGGCCGATGCGGACGAGCTGGAGACTGAAGCCCCAACTGACGGCCTCGCGGGCATGTTCGGCGAGATGCCCCCTGCCGGCGCTGTGCCACCTGCTGAGGAAGATGAATAATGTCCAGCACCGCGAACGAGCTTCTCTACGATGCGACCATCCGGCACCAGATCAAGCTGCTGCGGTACTCGAACGGCCAGGCTGACGCAGTCTCTAAGCTGCTGAAGGCTGCCGATGCGGAGCTGGTAGCCAAGCTCCAGACGGACCTCACCGAAGCGTCTGAGGCTCGCCTGAAGGCCCTCCTTGCCGACATCCGGAAGCAGCGTCAGGCGCTGGCCGAGTCCATCGGCGAGGAGATCAAGAAGGACGCTGCGGAGCTGGCAGAGAACGAGGCCAACTGGGAGGTGGAGGCGATCGCTGCCTCCGTCCCAGTCGAGCTCAAGCTGAATGTCGTCGCGGTGAGCACCCTCAAGGCCCTCTCAGGCAGGCCCATCAATGGCGTGCCTCTCGAGGGCTGGCTCGGCAGCATGGCTGCGGGGGACATCAACAGGATCGAGCAGCAGCTCCGCCTGGGCGTGTCGCAGGGCGAGACCCTGGACCAGCTCGTGCGCCGGATCCGCGGGACCAAGGCTGCGAACTACGAGGACGGGATCACGTCCATCACCCGGCGCAACGCCCAGATGATCGCCAGGACCGCAGCGAATCACATCTCCAATGCGGCCCGCCAGGAAGTCTGGAATGCCAACGCAGACATCATCTCTGGCGTGCGGTGGGTGGCAACGCTCGACGGCCGGACCTCTGACGTCTGTCGCGGGCGCGATGGACAGGTCTACGAGATAAACCTGGGCCCTCGGCCGCCAGCACACCCCGGCTGTCGCTCGACCATCACGCCCGTACTCGACGGCGAACGAATCGTCGGCGACCGTCCGACAGTGCGGGACACGCGCACCAGGGCAGCTCGTGAGGTGGACTTCCGTGCCGATGCCAAGGCCAAAGCCGGCGAGAACTGGAAGGGCATGTCGAAGGCCCAGCGCGATGATGCCATCCGGGCGGAGCGCAAGAAGTGGACGGGCGAGAACGTGGGCCAGGTGCCGTCCTCCCAGACCTACGACTCCTGGCTCCGCAAGCAGCCCAAGGAGTTCCAGACCGAGGTGCTGGGGCGGGCCAAGGCGGAGCTCTTCCGCAACGGCCTGACGCTGGATAAGTTCATCGACGAGAAGGGCAAGCCGTACACGATCGCGCAGCTGAAGGCTGCCACCTCCCAGGACAAGCTCAACGTGATCCAGCCGGGCGTCGGCATGAAGGCGAAGGCCCTTCTCCAGCAGGGCCTCTCGAACAACGAGATCCTCAGCCAGATCAAGAAGGAGTACCCCGACGCCAATACCACGGCAGCCTCCCTCGCCTCGTACAAGACGGAGCTGAAGAAGGCAGGCGCCCTGGATCAGCTCGTGGGGCATCTGCCATCGGGCGGGGTCAAACAGGCTCAGGCGGTGGCCGACGTCGTGGCCAACCTCGAGATGGGCCTGCCGCCAGGCGTGAAGCACGCGATCGGCGGCCAGTGGGCAAATGTCATGGAGGACTTGGATGGTGTGCCCGGCGCATACGGCTACTACGAGGCCGGCAAGGGCGTGCTGCTGAGCGGCAAGAAGCTGTCAGCCGTGTCCCAGCAGCAGGCGCAGCAGGTCGTGGCGCACGAGCTTGGCCACCTGCTTCACAAGCAGCACGAGGTGACGCTCAACGCCAACGGGAAAGAGATCCTGGCGCAGTTGAGCAGCACCCTTGGGGCAAACGAGAAGAAGCTATACGGGTACTATCTCTCCCACATGGACGAGCTGACGGCCGAGATCTTCGCCCAGGCGCTGAGCCCTTCGCCCTTGACGTCGCAAGGCCTCTCCGCCATCGAGTTCAACAAGGCCTTCGAGCCAGCCATCCTCGCGGCCAAGCAGAAGTTCCTGGACAAGTTCCCGGTGCCTCATCCCCAGGCGCCTGCCCCGCTCATGGGCGCGCCTAGTGTGCCATTCGAGGTGGCGGGCAAGCACACGACTGTCGGCGGCCTGGCGAAGGCCCTCCTGCAGCAGGGCTTGCCCGACGATCAGGTCCTGGCCTCGGTGCTCGCCGAGTTCCCCACGGCCAAGACGAGCAAGGCCTCCTTGGCTTCGTATAAAGTGGAGCTGAAGAAGGCAGGCCTTCTGCCCAATAAGGCATCAGGCCCCACAGTGACGGCGAAGGCCGTGCCTGGCATTGCTCCCGTGCCGCCCATGCCCAAGCCGGCTGCAGCGCCCAAGAAGTCGGCTCCAGGTCTCCCGCTCCCGGCCCTGGCGGGCAAATCCCTCGGGGCCACATCTACCAAGGCCCTCTTCCAGGTGAAGAACCTATTTGCCAACGGAGGTAGCCTAGAAGAAGCTAAGGCACTGCTTGCCTCCGTCTTCGGGACGTACCAAGAGCCAGGCGGCTCGCAGATGATTGAGCTGGCAAAGTACGAGCTGGCCACTGGCAAGGCCGCGGCCAAGCCGTACCTCCAGCCTATCCACCCAGGCTTCACGTACGAGTCCCAGCAGGCTGCGGCACAAATGCAGGCGGAGCAGAAGGCCAAGGCTGTCGACCTCGCACCTGCCCGCCCGGCTGCGTCTCCGCGCGAAGGCATACCCCCACCACCGCGGTTCACCCAGCAGCAACGGCGGTATGCGCTCGAGGTTATTGCTGGTAAAGTAGAGTCCAGTAAGCTGGCTGCGATGAATGCCATCCAGAAGGCTAGGGGGCTTCCCGAGTTGACGGCCGAGGAGGCCGGAGCAATTCGGTCATACACTGGCGGCATTTATGGCACCCTGAACAATGCCCTTCGGGCGGGCAAGTATACCTCCGACCTGAGGCTCCAGGCGTATGTGGAGGCTGCGCAGCACGGGCTGGAGAAGATGCCCAAGTTCCAGGGCCTGACCTCCCGTGGCATGACCCTGCACGGGCAGGCGCTGGAGAATATGCTCAAGGCCTACCAGCCCGGCACGATCTTCGAGGAGGCAGCGTTCATCTCCACCTCAGAAGGCGCGAAGGCGGCCTTCGGGGGTAACGTGTTCATCCGCATCCACGGCAAGCGGGGTGTGGACATCTCCCAGTTCAGCAAGTACCCGGGAGAGCGCGAGGTGCTCTACATGCCGGGCACCCAGCTGAGGGTTTTGAAGGTTGAGAAGTCTCCGTCGGGGACGTATGTAGTCGACATGGAAGAGGTATAAGATGGAAGATGAATTTGTAGCGGGGCCAGGCTGGGCAGAGAAGACGGGCTTCCTGCCCGGGCTGCCAGACGATATGTCCACCCTGCCCTCGACGTACTACCAGGCACTGCTGGGCAACGTCTACACCCTGACACGGTGGCCGGACGGGTCTACCGCTCGCGGAGAGGTGCCTCTGTCGCACCTGGAGGCCTTGGCGGGTGGCGGAATCAGGGAGGGCTGGTATGATGGAGCAGGAGCCTTCCTGGGGGCATCGATCAGCCTGGACTAAGAATGCTGGCTCCCAACAGTTCGGGGCCGCGTTAACTTGCAGGTCTACACAAACCCGGGCGCGAAGCCCGATCAAACCCGCGCGAGGCGGAGAAGGAGAGCAACAAGATGGAATTCATTTTTGGCGACAACACCACCGTTGACAAGATCGACAAGGTGCCGGAGCAGTTCCGCGGGCTGTACGTCCAGGGCGAGACTGGCTACTCCCTGAAGGACGACTACAAGGGCGTTGTCGGCGCAGTCGACGGCCTGAATCGCTCCCTCAAGGCTGCCCGCCGTGACGCGGACGAGCACAAGCGCAACCGCCCCGACGTGAGTGCCTACGCCCAGGTCGGCCAGCTCTTCGGTCTCGAAGGCGATGATGCCGTCAACGCCGAAGCCCTGCGCACGGCCGCAGAGAAGCTCATCAGCGAGTCCAAGGACGGCAAGGTCAACTGGGACAAGATGAAGGCCAGCCTCGAGAGCGGCTACCGCAAGCAGCTGGGCGACAAGGACGCCGAGCTGGGCACGATGAACAAGACCCTCCAGAAGTATCTGGTGACCACGGCGGCAGTGCAGTCCATTGCCACCCACAAGGGCGTGCCTGAACTCCTGCTGCCGCACATCACCGGGCAGACGAAGGTCATCAAGGAGGGCGATGACTACGTGGTCCGCGTCGTCGACCAGGCAGGCGACCCGCGTGGCAACGCCTCTGGCGGCTTCATGACTGTCGAGGACCTGGTGAAGGAGATGAAGGCAAGCCCGACCTTCGGCCGCGCGTTCGAGAGCGAGAGCAAGAGCGGTACGGGCACTCCTCCGGGCAGCGGGCAGCAACGCCACCAGCAGAAGACGGAACTCTCCGCCAACGAGAAGATCGCCCGCGGCTTGGCCAATCGCCAGCGCGGCTAATCCCTCGCCCAATGAAAAAGGGGAGCCTTCTGGCTCCCTTTTTTTTATGCTAGCGGGTCTCGAGTTCGTCCAGCTGCACGCGTACGCCCGCCAGGGTGTACGTCGGGCGGGCTTGCCCCACTGTCTGGAAGGGCATCATGCCGACATCGACCGCAGCGATGCGGATGCCCGTGAGGGCGTGGAAAGCCTGAAGCTCCCCGCGGATGGCATCGGCCAGGCGCATCTCGAGCACCCTGCGCTCCGTGAGAAGCTCCTCAACAGTTAGGCCCGCCCTCACAGCATATTCTCCGCGTCGCGAGCCAGGATGAGGTGCTCGCGAAGATCCGTGAGGACCTGGCCGAGCCAGTTTGTCCCCTTCCATTTTTCAGGGTCCGCACAGTCGGGGTCGTACTCGTCCAGCCCGATCCCCCAGATGGGGTCTGTGGGGCTCGCCTCCACGAGCACAAGGCCCTCCGTATCCATCAGGTCCGCGTAAAGCTCGGCCGTGCTGGTGAACTTGGCAAGGCTGCCACGCATCACGACGTCGCGGGCGACCGCTTCCCACTTGGCCTTGTTGAAGCCCTTCACGAGCTTGCCCAGGGCCTTCTGATCGCCCGGGCTAGAAGACGCCATGATCGCCTTGTGTCGTGCAGCGTCGCCAAACAGAAGAGCCTTCTGGGCCATCATGTACTGCTCTGCGCAGTTGTAGCGAACGCCGTCCACTACGAACGGGGCATGCAGCCACTGGCTAAAGCTCCCGCCGTAGAAGCACGCGAAGGCCCCATGGACTGTGAAATTGGTGTGACTAGATTTAGATGACATGGTAAACCCCTTTCTCGGGTGGTAGGTGCCCTGGATCAGCCGATCCAGTAGGTTGTGGAGTCGCCCAGGATCTTGGACCTCCAGACGTGCTCGGTGATGCGGATGCGCCCTCCCCGTTCCGCGAGGATCGGGCAGAGCATATTGGATACCAACTTTCGGGCCTCGGCCTTTGACAGCGGGATATACCCAGAGCAGCCGTCAACAAATACCTTGCCCGGCTCGTCTACGAGGGGTGCGTCCAAGCGCACGTGGAGACGAAAGCTGGAGCGCTTGACACGCTCCGAGCGGTTTATCAGCGTGAGAGCCTCCTCAGCGGTGAGGAGGTGCACAACACGCTCCTCGTCGTCTCTGGTATTCCCGTCTGCCATGGTCATTTCCTTTCAAGCGTAATGGTTCCAAGACGCCCGAAGGCATTTCGGCCGGCACCACCCGGCCTCATCAGTTGGGTTTTCGCCTAAATGGTGGGGTTTATCCACTCCCTGTCGCTAACCACGGTTGGGTAGATGACGAAGGCATGGTTCTCGCGAGCATTCGCCTGCTCGAAGGACCTGAGGAAGGCGAAGGCCTCATCGGCGGTATCGAAGAAGCGGGTGTCCTGCGCGGAGACGCTCCTCCCGAATACCCCGTCAAGCCCGTGGTCCTCGAAGGTCATCTGCTTGGCCCCGCAAGTGTCCACGGTACGAGAGACCACGCGCATCTCGGTCAAGCGCTGGATGGTCTCGCCCATCCGACGTGCGGTAAAGTACGCGATGTCGTTGGTGCTAAAGTGGGGGCAGACCTGGAACACCTCCTGCCCCTTCTTGAATCGTCTCTTGGGCGTCGTGATTTTCATGTCGGCTCCTTATTTAGCGGGGGCATTCCAGAAGCGGGAGTAGTACGACGAGAGGCGCTCGGCAGGACCACGTGCCCGGTGGTTGTTGTCCTTGATGAAGCGCTCCGTCGCCGGGCCGTAGGCGAGGAACTCCTGCTCGGCCTCGATCTCGTAGGTGCGGCTAGGGTATTTACCCATGCGGTCCGTCACGGTGATTTTGAAGGTTGCCATCGTAGTCTTGCTCCTTGGTGAGATGCAGTTGGTATGGAGTGATTATGCAGGAGAACCCCTCAGCTGGGAGCCCCCTCTTCCAATTATTTTTATTATTTTTCTTAATCTAGAGTAAATATAAACCTTTTAATAGAGGAATATAGGGCTTAAGTACTTGATTCTAAAGAAAATCTAGGGCATCTAGGCCATCTAGGGCATATAAGTGTCGGCCGACAACTATCACCCTGGCCGAGGTCGGCCGGTCTCGCTAGCTCTGGGCCTACACCGTTCCTGGAGCAAGCAGGCCGAAAAGGCTTAGACAGGCCTAAAAGTCCCGAAAGCGTTGCGGCACTAGCCTTCAACTGTCTGGGCCAGGCTTTTTCGAGGCCTAGAGCGCCTAGATTCCCAACAGTTTATGGGGTTACATCGGGCATCGCCCGGGGTAAACTCTGGTCTGAGCACGCGAGCAAGGCGGGTCACACGACTTCCCTTCTTCGCTTGTCCCCCTGCTGGAGGCGTGATGTCAAATGCAGGGCGACCGGTCGGGCGACCCGGCACCCTGAGCACAAACGTTAAAACCCCAAAATCCAACAGGAGAGAATCACATGCCTTCCATCACCCTGGCAGAAAGCGCCAAGCTGGCCCAAGACGAACTTGCGGCCGGCGTAATCGAGAACATCGTCACCGTCAACGAGCTGTTCGACCTGCTGCCATTCGACAGCATCGACGGCAACTCGCTGGCCTACAACCGCGAGAACGTCCTGGGCGACGTGCAGATGGCAGGTGTTGGCACCACCATCACCGCTAAGAACTCGGCGACCTTCACCAAAGTCAACTCCGGCCTGACCACCATCATCGGTGACGCCGAAGTGAACGGCCTGATCCAGGCCACGCGCTCCGGCGACGGCAACGACCAGACCGCCACCCAGATCGCCTCGAAGGCGAAGAGCTGCGGCCGCAAGTACCAGGACCAGATGATTAACGGCGATGGCACCGGCGACAACCTGACCGGCCTGATGGGCCTGGTTGCTGGTTCCCAAAGCATCTTCGCCGGCGGCGATGCGGCCAACGGCGCCCCGCTGTCGTTCGAAGACCTGGATGCCCTGATCGACATGGTCGTCGACAAGGACGGGCAGGTTGACTACCTGATGATGAACGGCCGCACCCGCCGTGCCTACCTGGCCCTGCTGCGCTCCCTGGGCGGCACCAGCCCTGGCGACATCTACACGATGCCGTCCGGCCGCCAGGTTCCGTCGTATCGCGGCATCCCAATCCTGCGCAACGACTGGGTGCCGGTCAACCAGACCCGCGGCACGGCAACCAATGCCACCTCGGTCTTCGCCGGCACGTTCGACGATGGCAGCCGTACCCACGGTCTGGCAGGTCTGACCGCGGCTCGCGAAGCGGGCATCAAGATCAAGTACGTCGGTGAGAAGGAAGACGCCGACGAGTCCATCACCCGCGTGGTGTGGTACTGCGGTCTGGCACTCTTCTCGGAGAAGGGCCTGGCCTGCTTGAAGGGCGTGACTAACTAATCACCCCGCTTCATGGGCCCCGGAGAGTCACTGGCTTCCCGGGGCCTAGTCGTATCCAAACCATAAAATCAGCCGAAGGAGGCTAAACCATCATGTCGACATCCAACCAAAAGTTCATCCTGATCGGGCCACACGCCGGTAAGACCCTCGCAGTCAACGGGCACGAGTTCGTGGACGGCGAGTACGAGTTCGTGGGCAGCCACGAGCAGATCGCCACCCTCACCCGCATTTTCTCCTTCTATGGCGCCGTGACTGCGCAGGAAGCCCACACCATGGCTCTCGCCGCGGAGCTGGCGGCCATGCGCAAGCCTGTTGCAGCCACCCAGGAAGAGCTGGCCTCGGCCGTTGCCCCAGCCACCCAGGCAGCTCCAGTGGCAGAGCCTGCCGCTACGCCTGCACCTGCTGCCGCAACCTCGGTCGCGGAAGCCATGACCCTTGGCGAGGCAATCGGCGCGCTTGACCCGGAAGTGGATGCGCACTGGACCTCGAACAATCTGCCGTCGCTTGACCACCTGGGCGAGCTGACGGGCAAGAAGGTCGCCCGCAGTGACGTCGACACCGTGGCCGATGGCTACACCCGCGCCAAAGCCCGCGCAGCCCGCGCCTAAGCACTAACCGAAGAGAGGACAGATAGATGGCACTCACAGTTCAAAACCTGCAGGGCGGGGTGGTCTCGGCCAACTCCTACGCCAGCCTGGAGCTGATGAAGGCCCACCACGCCGAGCGCGGTGCCGATCTGTCCTCCTTCTCTGACGACCGCCTCTCTCAGGCGTTGGTCCTTGCGACCGACTTCTTAGACAGTCGGTACTCATTCGTAGGTGTCCGCTTGTCAGACGAGCAGGGCACTGCGTGCCCTCGGTTCGACGTGACCGAGGGCCCCAACGACCTGCTCTCCAGCGCGCAGTGGACGGCCCTCACTAAGGCCTGCTGCATGCTGGCATATCGGGACCTCAAGAAGGCGGGAGGGCTGATGCCCGATCCAACCTTTGACGCGACAGGCCAGGCGGTCAGCAAGAAGACCACCAAGGTCGGTCCGATCGAGAATACTGTCGAGTACACTCCAAGCCCAGAAGCTGCTATACCGTCTTACCCGGCGATCGACCTGCTCCTCAAGAGTGTTGGGCTACTGCGTCGCACCCGCGTAGGCGGGTCTGGCACCCTGTCGAGGGGCTAACCATGTCAGCCTTCTACGCAGAGCTGCGCGCCCAGGCCGGACAGCTGCTGGCCGAACTGGGACGCCCAATACGCTTCCGCCGGTATGAGAGTGTCAACGACCTGGTTGAAGGCACGTCCGTTCCTACGCTCATCGCTGAGCAGACACTGTCCGGTGCGACCCTGCCGGCTTCGGCAGGTACGCTCGAGGCCTTCGACGTGCGCTTCATGGATAACGTGCAGGACGACTCTAACGTGCGCTTTGCCATCGTGTCGGCCGAGGGTGCAGCCTTCACGCCCGGCCCAAAAGACATGGCAGAACTGGGCAGCGTGCAAGAGGATGGCACGGTAGTCTTCGACGGCAAGAGCTGGCACGTCATGGGCTGCACCCCACTCGACGTTGACGGGGTGTCAGTCATCTACAACATTGGCTTCAGGCTCCCATCATGAAGATGTCTTTTTCCGCGGCTGTCGCAGCCTTCGGGAAAGAGTCGCTGGTTAAAGTCGACAAGGTTCGCCGCGCCAGCGCTCTTGAAGTATTCTCGCTGGTTATTGACGGCTCCCCTGTCGATACCGGCCTACTTCGTGGGAACTGGCAGACCGCCATCAACAGTCCACGCCTCTCGCGCATCGAACGGCTTGATCCGACGGGCAGTACAGCGAAAGCCGAAGCCCTGGCGAACCTGGGCAGCATGGTAGACGTGGTCATCATGACGAACAGCCTGCCCTACGTCGAGCGCATCGAGTACGAGGGCTACTCAGCCCAAGCGCCTGATGGCATGGTGCGCAAGGCCGCCGCCAAGTGGCAGCGGATCGTCGAGGCGAAGGCCAAGGCGATCCTAGCCCAACCATAAAGGATACTGCTATGCCAATCGTCCCACCCCCAGATCCCCTGCCAATGACCGTACTGTCGAACATCGACGACCTGGAAAAGGCCCTCAAGGCCGGAGTGCTAGCATGCGTGAGCCTGCCGATTGCCCAGGAGAATTCGTCCTTCGAGAAGCCTGCTGATGGCGCTCCCTGGGCTGCGGTATTCGTCCTCCCGAATGCGCCGTCTGCTGCCACGCTTGGCGTAGGCGGGCAGGACGCCTATGACGGCATCATGCAGATTGACCTCAACTTCCCGAAGCTGAAAGGCACCGCGAGCGTGGCCGCTGCAGCCCGCCAGATCACGGACTACTTCCACGTGGGGCGTGTGCTCACGCACAACGGCACCCGGGTGCATGTTGCAGGCGCAGGCAACCCGCGCAATAACCCTGATGCGAACGGCTACTACCGTCGTTCCCTGACAATCACCTGGCACGCACGAATAGATCGCCCGGTCTAACCCCGAGAACCACCGTTTCACGGGTTTACTCTCTGCCAAGACCTCGGCCATAATAAGGCAGGTTTTTTACCAACTTGCCCGGCAGACTCTCTGTTGGGGCCCAACCTGGAGAGAGTGTCCCATCATGATTGCAAACGGTATTTTCAAGCAAGTCCGCTACAAGCGTCAGCCCGCATACGGCACCATCGCCACAGCAGCTGGCGCTCAGTCCCTTCCACGCGTCAGCTCCGACCTGGACCTGACGAAGAACTCCTACAAGTCCGCAGGCATCCGCACGGACATGCAGCGCGCCGACTTCCGTCATGGCACCCGCAGCATCAAGGGCAAGATCTCCGATGAGCTGAAGGTTGGCGTGCATAAGGACTTCTTCGAGACCTTCTGCCGGCAGACCTGGCAAGTGCCTGCCACTACTGGTGCACTGCTGGATGTTACGGCTGCCTCGACCTCGGGCGCACTGGGCACCTTCACTCGTGCAGCTGGCTCCTTCATTACCGACGGCTTCAAGCTGGGCGATGTGGGCCGCTGGGACGGCTGGGAGCTGGATGGCGCCGACAACAACGGCAAGAACATGATGATTGTCGGCCTCACCGACACGGTCATGACGGCTATGACCCTGGACGGTTCGCCTGTTGCAGATGACGCGGCAGGCGACGGCGTTACCTTCACGCTCAAGGGCAAGAAGACCTGGGTGCCTTTGTCCGGCCACACAAATGACATGTACACGATCGAGCACTTCTACTCGGACATCAACGAGAGTGAAGCGTTCGACTCCTGCCGCCTGGCCGCAATGAACATCAACCTGCCATCGACTGGCTATGCCACCATCGACCTGGAATTCCTGGGCCGTGACATGGCAACCCAGACGGGTGCCTACTTCACCAACCCTACCGCGGCCGTCGTGGGCTCTGCGCTGGTTGCCGTTAACGGCGTTATCGTCGTCGATGGCGAAGCAGTCGGCATCGTCACGGGCCTGACTATCTCGGGCAATGCCAACGCTTCCACCGGCGAGGTCGTCGGCTCGAATGTATCCCCAGACGTCTTCATGGGCTCGGTCGACGTGACTGGCAACATCACGGCCTACTTCATGAACACGACCCTGCGGGATATGTTCAAGAACGAGACCGAGGCCTCGGTCATGTGCGCATTCACCGCAGACAATACCCCTTCGGCTGAATTCATGACGTTCGTCATGCCCCGCATTAAAGCGGGCGGTGCCACCAAGGATGACGGCGAAAAAGGTCTGGTTATCACCATGCCTTATACTGCCCTGCTGAATATCGCAGGCAGCCAGGCTGGAGCAGCAACCCTGGCAACCACCCTGGCCATCCAGGACTCGTCCGTCGCTTAAGCGTTGACCCAGCGCCCCGTCCGATCGGCCGGACGGGGCGTGCAGTACCTCCAGCCGTAACACATAAAAATTAACCCCCAGAAGGAGCAGCACAATGGAAACCAATACCCCTGAAGCTAAGAGCAAAGTCGTCTTCGACCTCGCGTCCATCGACGTCGTGAAGGACTCGAACACCGGCGCAAGCATCGATCTGTACCACCCAACCAGCGGTGCAGACCTCGGCATCAAGATCCACATCATCGGCCGCGACAGCGACAAGTTCCGCGAGACGCAGGCTGCTCAAGGCCGCAAGCGCCTGGCCAAGATGAAGAAGACTGGCTTCCAGACCAATGGCCTGCAGGCGGACACCGAGAGCGACGGCATCGAGCTGCTGGCGCACTGCACGACCGGCTGGGAAGGCATGGTCATGGGCGGCAAGGCGGTGCCTTTCAGCTTCGACAATGCGGTGGCGATCTACACCTCGCATCCGTGGATCAAAGAGCAGGTTGACGCGGCCATCGCTGATCGGTCCCTTTTTACGAAGGCCTGATCCTAGAACTGCTGGACCACGCAGCAGGTGAGTTCAGACTGGGGGAGCGCCAGAAGGACGGCTCTACCCTCAGGGCAAATCTGCTGAGCGTCCTCCGGCAGACGGGCTTCAGGCCCGCGGAGCTCGACGTGCCGGAGTGCCCTCCCGGCATGGAGTACATCCTGGGCTGGTTCAACGAGTTACACTTGGAACGGCGGGACGACATGCTCGGCAGGCCAGAGCGGCTGAGCAGCGAGAAACTGGAGTCCTGGAGCCGCCTCGAGGGCATTAGGCTGACAGCTTTTGAGCTGGACGCTATCAGGCGGTTAGACGGGCTCTTCATATCAAAGAAGTATGACAGGGAAGAGCCCAACACATGAGTACCGACATCGCCACCCTTGGCCTAGAAGTTGACGCCCGCCCGGTAGCCAGGGCTCGGGATGAACTAGGCCGTTTTACCCGCGGAGCTGAGGAGGCAGAGCAGGGCACCAAGAAATTGGGCCGTGCTACTGACCTTCTCAAAAACCTCTACGGCGACCTGGCCAAGGCGTACGCCGCCTGGCAGATCGCCTCCCACGTGAAGGAGGCCTCCCTCCTTGCCGCCCGATACGAGACCATGGGCGTCGTCATGCGCGTGGCAGGCAACAACGCGGGCTACACCAACGCTAAAATGCTGGAGCTTCAGAAGCAGCTCCAGGTGACGGGCATCTCGATGCTCCAGTCCCGCAACGCCCTCACCCAGCTCTCCACTGCGAACATCGACCTCGCCAAGGCGCAGGACCTGGCGCGCATCGCCCAGAACCTGGCCGTAGTCGCCAACATCAACTCGAGCGAGGCTCTCGAGCGCATGATCCATGGCATCAAGTCGGGCGAGACCGAGGTGCTGCAGACGCTGGGCTTGAACATCAAGTTTGAGAGCAGCTACAAGTCCCTGGCAACCCAGCTGGGAATCAACTCGGACAAGCTGACTGAGAAGCAGAAAACCCTGGCACGCACCAACGCGGTTATCCAGGAGGCTATCTCCTACAACGGCATCTACGAAGAGTCGATGTCGACTGCGGGCAAGCAGATCTCGTCCATGTCCCGGTACATCGAGGACCTCAAGGTGAAGGTCGGGCAAGCCTTCCTGCCCGTACTGTCCCGCCAGGTTGCAGACCTGACACGCGCGCTGAAAGAGGCCAATGCCGAGCTTGACCGCCAGGGCGGCAAGGACGGGGCTATGGACATCATCGGCCAGGCAGCGCTCACCATGTACGAGAAGGTCTCCCGCGCGGCCGTCTCCGTCTTGAATGACGCGTCCTCCAAGTTCGTCATCCTCGGCAAGGACCTGGGTGGCCTCGCGGCTGCGGCCGACCGCATCCTCCATCTGGACTGGGAGGGCCTCAAGAACGTGCTCCAGAGCACGTCAGAAGACACCAACGGGATTGCCGCCGCGAACAGGCGCTTCCAGGAAGGACTGCGGGGCACGACCGTTGCGGTGGAGGGCGCCCGCAAGGCTGTGCACTTCTACTCCGAGAACGCCGCTAAGGGGGCTATGCGTGCCTCGATGCTGGCAGCTACGGCTGAAGAGCGCCGGATTGCTGAAGCTGCCGCTGCGCGGGCTGCCGCCGAAGAGCAGGCAAAGTCGGACGAGGCGAAGGCTGAGGCCTCGAAGAAGGCAGCCCAGGCCGCGGAGCAGCATCGGAAACAGTTTGAAGGGTTGATCGAGGCCATCAACGAGAAAGTGCAGACCGAGCGGCTTGCCACGGCAGCAGCCGGACTAGGCACTGAGGCTGAACTCTATAAGGCCAAAATCCTCGATGACGTCCGGACGGGCGTACTGAAGCTGAGCGCTACCGAGAAGGCCAGGCTGCTCGTAAAACTCGAGGAGCTGCAGCTGGCAGAGCAGCTGCGTCTCGCGGGGGAGAAAGAGCGTGAGCTCCAGAAGGACACCGCCGAGCGGGAGATGAAGGCTCTCGATGCCGTCAATGCCCGCGTGGCAGCCATGCAGCTGGAAGTTGACAACTACGGCAAGACGACGGCTGCCATCAATGCCAACACAATTGCCAAGCTGGAGAACGAGATCGCCACGGGCGACTTGAACGACATCGAGGTCGCCTCGCGCCAGGAGCAGATCCGCAAGCTGGAGCGCCTCACGGCACTGCAGGGCACTCTGGAGGGCAAGAAGGCGGGCACCAAGCTCCTCGAGACCTTTAACGAGGAAGTCGACAAGGTCGGCAAGACCTTCCATGACGTGTTCACCGCGATGCTCACCAAGGGCCAGAGTGGCTGGAAGGCTTGGACGCGCAGCCTCCGCGACACGTTCCAGTCGACCGTGGCCGATGCCATGTACACCGCCTTCGCCAAGCCATTCGTGGTGAACCTCGTCGGGCGCATGTCGGGCATGGTTGGCGGGGCTGAGGGCATCATGAGCACCGCAGCGAATGCCGTTGGCACTGCGGCAGGCGGAGCAGCAGGCGGAGGCGGTGCAAGCACTGCAGTCAGCGCCCTGTCGGCAGGTGCGAGCATCTTTGGTGCTGGCGGTCTTGCAGGCTCCATGGCTGCAGGTGCGGGCTGGCTGACTGGCGCAACGACCTTTGGCGGCTCCATGGCTGCAGCGGGCTCCCTGGCAGCAACGGGCACGCTCGGCGGTATCGCCTCGAGTATCGGCATGGTTGCAGGCGCTCTCGGCCCGATCGCTCTCGCCATCATGGCGGCCGTAGCCATCTGGAAGAAGTTCGACACGTCGGGCACTTCCCATACGGGCGGGGCTGCAATCGCTGACAGCTCAGGAGCACGCGTGATCCGGGCGGAATCGATCGGCTTCGCGCACACCAAGACGACGGCAGAGGCGGAGAAATTCGTTATGGGCCTCGCGTCCGGCGTGACCAGTATCCTCGACTCAACTGCCCTGGCATTCGGCAAGACTGCAGGCTACACCGCTGCGACGGCATTTGCTGATGACACCAGCAAGGACGGTGCGTGGGGTTCCCTGGTGATCCAGAAGGCCGGCTCGACTGTCGTCGACTGGAATAACTCCCGCAATGCTGGCAGCTGGGCGCCGAAGGAGTTCAAGGACGGTGAGGCGGGGCAGAAGCAGTACCTCGAGGCCATGACGGCCTCTGTGCGCACTGCGCTGGACGCGATCGGCCTGCCAGACTGGGCAAAGAAGATGCTGGACAGCATGGGCAAGGGGCAGACGATCGAGGACCTGGCGAAGGTCGTGGACCAGATCAACCGCACCCAGAAAGCCCTCGTCGACATGAAGAACAACCTGCCGGGCTTTGCCAACATGACGGATGCAGCAGTATCCGCCCTGATGGCAGCTTCCGGCGGTATTGACGCCCTGGCCAGCAGCGCGACGGCGTACTTCGCCAACTTCATGACCAAGGGCGAGCAGTCCGCGGCAGCCATGAAGCAGGTCAGCGACGCCCTGGCCGCAGTAGGCGTGCAGATGCCTGCCAACCGCGAGGCCTTCAGGGCTGAAGTCGAGGCGCGCATGGCGATGGGCGAGGCGGCTGCTCCTGCCCTGGCGAAGCTCTTCCAGGTAGCGGGCGCCTTCGCCCAGCTGCATCCAGAGGTTGAGACGACGACCAGCCGGCTGAAGACCGAGGCCGAGGCGCGTGATGACCTGGCGAGGGCCTATGAGCGGGAGGCGGATGCCATCAAGGACACGATCGACCGCATGGACGGGCTCGCTCGCGGCATGCGCTCCTTCATCAATGACCAGCGCCTTGGCAACTTGTCGACCCTGACGCCTGAGGAGAAGTACGCGGAGGCAAAGCGCCAGTTTGAGGAGATCTCGGCAGCAGCCCTCGGGGGAGACACCAAGGCGCAGGACAGGTTCCAGGACGCGCACACCGCCTTCCTCTCGGCCTCGCAGCTGGTCAACGCCTCGTCCTCCCGCTACGCGGCAGACTTCGAGAAGGCGCAAGCGGATGCCGAAGCACTGGCCGCCTGGGCCGAGGGGCAGCTCACCGCGTCGGAGCGGGCGCAGCAGTCTCTCGACGAGTCGGTCAAGGGGCTTCTGGAGGTCCGTGACGGGGTGCTGTCGGTGCGCGAGGCAATCGACCAGCTGCGGGGCATCCTTGCGCCGGCGCAGGCCGGCTCCTCGATCACGAAGAGCTACCAGGAGCTGCTGGGTCGGGCGCCGGATGAGGCAGGCCTGCAATTCTGGAAAGACCAGATGACGCGGGGCGTAACGGCGGACCAGGTGCGGGATGCCATACAGTCCTCCCAGGAGTATACGTCCCGGACTAACTCCGGCACAATGGCCAATAATCCAGTAGCCGCGGCGATGCAGCCAGTAGTCGAGGCGCTGAACAACGTCCAGGCCGAGGTTGCCGGTCTGCGTACAGACCAGCAGGCCCAGACTGGCGACACCCTCACGGCTCTCGACGGGGCCAATAGCCAGGTGGCTGCGGCGGTTGCGGTTATCCCAGACGCCATTGCCCGCTCGCAGCGCTGGAATACAAAACTGGAGATGCAACTCGAATGAAGACGCAAGCTGAGTGGGACGCCTGGTGGGCCGATGAGACGGCCCGCCGGGTTGTGCTGATCGAGACCTCCGCCCTGGTGGCGGGGGTTTCTACCGACATCTACATGAGCGCAGGCCCAGCCTACAACACCCGGGCCGACGAAGTGCCTGCCAACACCCACTACGCCCCCATTGCCAGCATCAATGGGGCCTTTTTCGTTGAGGCCCTCGAGATCAACGGCAGTGGCGGAGGACTTTCTGCCGGTGAGATCGGGATCTCGAACCCGAACGGGGTGCGTGATGCCTGGCTCCGCGCCACCTGGACCTGGAAGAATCGGCCCCTCCGCGCGTACGTTGGAGACGCCAGCTGGGACCGCGACGACTTTGACCTCATCTTTGACGGGATCTCCGCCAACCTTCTGCCCAAGGACAGCAACTCTCACGCACTCAAGCTGCGAGACAAGTCCCAGCAATTGAACACCCCCATCACTGAGCAGAAGCTGGGCGGCACGGGTCCCAACCGGGACATGATTATCCCTCTCTGCTTCGGGTCTGTGCACAACTTCAGCCCGCTCCTAGTCGACCCAGTAACCTTGGAGTACGCAGGGCACAACGGCCAGGTTGAGAGCATCTTCGAGGTGCGCGATCTGGGCGTACCCCTGCCGGACGGCGTGGACGCGTCGCCTCTTACCGGGCGCTTCCAGCTACTTGAACCGCCTGTCGGGGCAATCACGGCCACGATCCAGGGCGATGCTCCGGGTGGGGTCTACTCCAACACGGTCTCCAAGCTGGTGCAGCGTCTCGTCAAGGCCTTCGGTACTCCCTCGCGCCGACTCACCGACGCAGACCTGGACACCTCGAACCTGGCCGCCTTCGAGGCAGCCCACCCACAGCCAGTAGGCCTGCCCGTCTATGACCGCCTTTTTGTAGGTGAAGCCTGCCGGCAGCTGGCGAGCAGTCTCGGCGCGCAGGTCAGTTTCTCCCGCCTCGGCAAGCTGCGGCTCCTCAAGCTGCACCTGCCGGCCGCGAATCCTACGCGCTCGGTCTACCCTAAGCACATGCTGCGCGGTGAGCTTATTCCTGTTGACCGTACCGAGGCGATAGCCGCAGTCAAGCTCGGTTTCAACCGCAATTGGACGATGCAGCCAGGACTGCAGACCGGCATTCCGCCGGAGCACAAGGCCCTCTTCGATACGGAGTGGCTCACGTCCACTGCAGTAGACCCGACCGCCCAGGCCGACAACCAGCTCAGCGCAGACCCAGAACAAGAGGGCACCCTGCTACTGCGGCGGGTGGATGCAGACGCAGAGGCTCAGCGCCGGCTGAATATGTGGAAGACCCCGCATACCATGTACGAGTTCACCGGCCTGCACGAGCTGATGGACCTGGAGCTGGGAGATGTCATCACGGTCTACCACCACCGCTATGATATGGAGAATGGCGTTAACGCTGTCGTCGTCTCAGTTGGCCCAATCTGGGACAAAGCACAAAACAAAGTGAGGATAATTGTATGACCCCTATCGAGAGCGACCGCGACAACCTACTGCAGGCAACCGCCCAGCGCGTCATTACTGCACCCCCATCAAATGGCCTGAACAACGCCACGGTCTTCATTTTCCAGCGGGCTGCGACGAACAATGCCCCCGCTTTGCCGAGCGCAGCCATCACCTATACCTTCGGGTCGTCCGCGCTGCCCGGATTGAACAACGGCTGGTCGAGCGTGGTGCCACCCGCAGACCCGGCCAAGCCGTTTCTGTTCATGTCCCAGGCATTAGCTTCCTCGGTGGAGCCGGCCGTCAGCCTGCTGCCAGCGGGCTGGAGTGCAGGACAACTCCAGGCGCAGGACGGCCTCAACGGCGGACCTGGTCTCAGCAGCGCCATCGTGTATGTCTACCAGCGCAAGGCGGGAGCTGCCCCTACGCTTGGCCCAGGCGCAGTGACCTACGACCTCGCGACGAAGACCATCACGACGACAACGCTGGCAAATAACTGGCAAAAGACCCTGCCCGCCGGAAGTGATCCCCTGTACGTTATGGCGGGCACGGCAAGCTCGACCGGGTCCACGGATACCATCGAGGCAAATGAGTGGAGTGGCGTGGTGCTGCTCGCCGCAAGCGGGGCAAACGGCGCAGCTGGCCTGAACTCTGCAGTTCTCACCATTTTCCAGCGCAGTGTGACGCCCACCCCGCTGGCTAAGCCCTCTGCGGAGTGCGTCTACACGTTCGCCTCTGGCACGCTGACAGGGCTAAATAACGGATGGAGCTCCCAGCTGCCGCCCGCAGATGCGGCCAAGCCGTACCTCCAGGCGTGCACGGCCACTGCCGCAGCCATTACTGCTACCGACACCGTCCCCGCATCTGAATGGTCCGCCCCCGTAGTCCACGTGCGGGATGGTGCAGATGGTGGAGTTTCACTTGCCCGGCCAATGGAAGACACTTCTGTCTGGGGTGGCTATGGCATGAGCCTTGTCACTGTCGCAGACGGTAAGGTAGGACCACAGGTATGGCGTAGCGCAACTGGCGGCGGACCAGATCGTGTCCTGACGCACAATAAATTCTTCCAGATCGACCGCACTCGCAGCTACCGGGTGCGCTTCTGGGCTCGGGCGTCGGCCGATGCAACGGGCGTACTCTACCACTGCCTGCATCAGTTCAAAGCAGATGGAACAAACGACGGCTTGGCCAATGCGGGCCGCGCGCCGTACAAGCCCTCTGGCGTAGGCAAACACACCGAATGGCGTGAGTACGACTACCTCTGGACTCCGGCAGATTTCCAAGCGGGCGTAACTCAAGTGCGGCCGGACTTCCTGATGAACTATGCCGGCTCAGTAGGCTACTGGGAAGTACAGGGCTATCACTGGTTTGATGCCACTGAGCTGTCAAATGCGGGGGTGACACGCCTCATCCCGAATGCCAACATGAAAGTTACTGGCACCACCCTGACCAAGGTTCTTAGTGAGTTTACTTGGGACGGCGGTGTGTACAGCCAAGACAGCTACGCGGGTGGAGCCTATGCCAGCGCCATTGCCGTGACGAACTATCATCAGCTGATGTTCGGCCTGAACTCTCTCGGTTCGCCCCCGGACTTGGTTGATTCTAATTACCCCAGCCTTGATTTCGCCCTCTACCTCACGGCTAACGGGCAATTGCATGTGTATGAAAGCAATGTGCATAAGGGGCAGATTGGCAACTACGTCGCCGATGACTTCCTGGCTGTCACGTTTGACGGCATCAATGTCCGGTACATCCGGAACGGTGACGTATTGCGCACCACGCTGGCCGACCAGGTCTCGCAGCCGCTGTTCTTCGACTGCTCGTTCTATGATGTCGGTAGTTCGCTGAAGAACGTCATGTTTGGCCCGATGTCCAACAACAGTTGGGCAAGTGTCGGAGGTACGGGCAAGCCGCAGGATAACGCCAACTACACGACGCCAAGCAAAGGTGACGCGATCAATGAAGACCCGGCGCTGGAGAACATCGACAACTGCTGGACTCGTAGCACGGCTGTCGCCATTGGCTACAACACTACCGCAGTTGGGGCGGCTGGCGGGACATACTTCCAAGTTGCCAGCTACCTTGACGGCGACGCAACGGTGTACACCAAGAAAGCTCATGTTGTTGATCCCAATAAAACCTACTCGTTGTATGCCAACCTGTACGCAGCGACGGGCAACAACCGGAACATCTACGTGTATGTGGACTTCTATGACGCTGCAGGCGCATGGGTAGGTACGTCATGGGGTGGTACTAAGTCTGGCTACACTTACGGGGGACAGCCCTCAACAGGCCAGTTCACGAAATGTGGTGGTGACTTCGGTGCCAATACAGGGCAGCCTATTCCAGCAAACGTAAAGACGGCCAAGATTGGCGTTTGGTTCCAGTACAGCGGCGGTGGCACTTCCGGCGTTGAACAGGCGGCGCAGGACATTCGCCTGACGGAGGTGACCGCAGTACGTCTTGCCAAGTCACAGGCTGATGCAGCCAATGCTGCCATTGTAAAGATCAGCGACGACAACTGGCTGACCAAGGGCGAAAAGCCGGAAATTATCCTCAAGTGGAACACGATTGTCGGTGAAATGCCAGGATTGCGCGACCACGCAGATGCGATCGGGGTAAGCCGTACCGCGTACATCAATGCGTACAACGCCCTTGGCGCATATCTTCCTGTTAGCTGGAATGACCTCACCGTTGACACGGCCATTGTCGGGACTACTTTCAGGGACACTTTCAAAGCATACTACGACGCAAAACAGGCGCTGATCGTCGCCCTCAATGCAAAGGCCGGTACGACTGCCAACACCGACGGCAGTGTACGTACTCCAGGCGGGGGCTATCGCGCCAGTACGGCCTCCCTTGAAACGGGGGCCGTCAAGATTCGGCTGCCCCAGTCGTGGACGGATACCATGCTCAAGTTCAGCGTGGACATCTACGAGTATGTGACGGGCTACTCCTGCAAGCTGGAGATTTCGGGATACAACAGTTCTGGCCCTCGCTGGTACAATTGTAGCGCCACGGTGGTCGGTGGTAACGTCGAATATCCTGTCCGGTTCGGACATGACGGTACAAAGTGCTGTGTATGGATTGGTAATCCCAATGAGCAGTGGGCGTACCCGCAGGTCCGTGTACAGGACGTGCTCATGGGCTACACCCAAACCAGCAAGACTCTGTGGCAAGACGGCTGGCAGATCAGTGTTGATTCTGTTGGGGCGATCAACGTGACTGGGGAAATCCTTGACACGTTGCCGGGCGCTGACTGGTCGAAGTCGGCTCGTCGTCCTGCCAACCTCGCTGCTTTGGCTGGAGATGAGAATATTAACAACGCGGGCATCACCTTGTCCACTACGGGGGTTTTGGTCGGGGCGGGCGGTGGGCGTATCGAAACCATCGCAGTGCGTGACGGGGATCGTAGCTCCAACCGTCCCCCGAGCTGGTATCCAGTCGGTACGACAAAGGAGTTCAAAGAATCCGCGGCAGTTGGCCTGGGAGGATATGACAACTATCTGACACTTGAAACTATCATCCAATACGCAGATGCCAGCGGGGGCGCGTGTTACCAGTACGCTTATCGGGGCACCACTACCTGGCGCCGGTATGGTACTGCTGGAGCCTCTTCTTGGGCAGGTCCATGGGTACAAGACCTCGATCGCAATGCTTACACGGGCGACTTGAATGCATCCAGTGATGTCACGCTGATCGGCCGTGGCGTAACGCTCAACGGCAATACTGTGCTGAAGACTGGCGGCTCGGCTGCCACGTGGGACTCTGACGCCTACAGCATGGACAGCTATGTGGGAGGGGCGTATGTAAGCGCCGTCCCTATGCAGACAAACGGCTACATCATGTTTGGTTTGAATAGCGACCCTACGACGGACAGCAGCTACGCCGGGATCGACTACGCCCTGTATACCCTGGGTGATGGCAGCGCAGGTATCCGGGCGTATGTCAGTGGCGCGGACCTTGGCGGTATTGGCACCTACGCCACGGGGGACGTGCTGTCTGTGACCTATGACGGTACGTACGTGCGGTGGTTGAAAAACGGCGTTGTATTGTTCTCCCTGGCCGCTGCCATCTTGAAGCCCTTGTACTTTGATTCCAGTCTTCATACGATGAACACTGGCTTGAAGAATGTCCGCTTTGGGCCAATGTCTGCTTCGGTAGAAGTGCCGTTCATCGCCGCCTCGACCGCAGCAATTCAAGGCAACAACATTGGCAAGGTATCGGGTAATGGCGGGTCATGGGACTCGAACGTCTATAGCAAGAATGGTTTTATCGGCGGGGCACATGCGAGGGCTGTAGTTGTCGCAACCAACAACCAGATGATGTTTGGCTTGAACACCATTGGCGATCTGACCAGCCCAAGCTACGATACGCTCAACTACGCCTTCTATCTGGCCACGGGCAACCTTCGTGCCTACGAGTCGAATGTGTCCATTGACCTGGGTGTTACCTACGCAGTGGGCGATGTGCTGGACATCGTATATGACGGCTCCAATGTGAGGTACATGAAGAACGGTTCGTTGCTCCGCACGGTGACTGTTACCATCACTGAGCCCATCTATTTTGATAGCTCCTTCTTGGAGATTGGCACGGCACTCAAGGGTGTGTACTTCGGGCCTCTGTCCAGTAACAACTGGAACAGTGTAGGGGGCGCAGGTAAGCCGGCGAACAATGCTACTGCAAACATTACCCTGATTGGCCGCGGTATTGAGGTGCAGGGAAACTTCTTGAAGAAGACACTGCAATCATCGGCATGGGATGCTGATGCGTACAGTAAGGAATCGGCGCCGTATGCTTTCGCCAGTGCGACAATCACTGACCTCTCAACGGCTGTGTTTTTTGGCTTGAATGACGACCCCACTGCTTCGACATACTGGAACGGCATTTTTGTCAACTTCCACATGGAAGGCAATGGTTACGCATATACAGGTATCAATGAGGCCCTCACCAACATTTTCACAGTAGCTGTTGGTGATGTGCTGCTGATTACATATGACGGTGTGAACGTTCGCTGGTATAAGAACGGCAGTCTGCTGCGCGCATGGGCATACGACCTGGGTGGCGTCCCCCTGTACTTCGATAGCTCATTCGCCAGCATCGGCGGCACGCTCGGGTCTTGCCAGTTTGGGCCGTTCCCTAGTGCACTGTGGTCGCACACTGGTGGGGCAGGCAAGCCAGCAGATAACGCCACTGTCGGCGCACCTACGGGAACTTACGTAGGCAATACTCCTGCACAGACAGTTGAACAGCGTGCCAACGGGGCATTGCAGGGCGGCTCTGGCCCATCGGTCACGATCAGCAACAACCTCGCGGCATCCAAGCCGAATACCTCAGTCAACGTGGCGATGGGTACGGCCACGGTTACGATCTCTGGAGGCACTGCGCCGTACACGATCTCCTGGGCAGCATCTAACGTGTACTGCGATCCAGATCTTAACGGTGGGTCGGTGGTGCTGTCTTACGCCGACACGGCCACGGTGTCCGTAGCTGGTAAAGCCCCGAGCAATACCCGGCTGCTGTACACTCTGACTGTGACGGTGATTGATGCAAACAAACTCAGCACGTCTATGAATTTGACGAAATCCTGCCAATTTGGGAGTACCCTGTGAAGAAATATATGTCTGTTGCGCCTGATGGGCGCATTGATTCGGTGTACGAGGTGGATGATGCACCTGTGCCGCTGCCAGACGGGCAGGAAGGGCCGCCTGCTCCGGGTGAGCCTGCTCCTGTTGTGGAGGGCTTCGAGGTGCACGAGGTGGCCACGGACACGTTTGACCGCGGCTGGCCGAAGCCGCCTACCG